CTCGACTCCGCAGATTTTTGGGCAAAATACCCACGTTAGGGAGCTAGACAAACTCACAAAGGAGGTGATGGGGGGTATGGCAGTTAGCATAAAACAACTAAGAGAGCAATTAATGAGTCGAATTGATGAAGAAAATTTGGTACAGGTTGATAAAGTCGATAGATATATTGAACTCACAAAAACTTTTCGAAGAATGAACAAAGTGATTGCTGAAGAAGGTGAGTCACTTACGACAAAAAACGCCTCGCAAGAATTTACCAAGGCCCACCCTTTGATTAATGAACGGAATAAAATCAATGCGTCTTTATTAAGTATTGAAAAGTCCTTCCCAGAAAAAGCGCAAGAAGAAAGCAAAGAGCCAAGCGCTAGTGATCTTATATGATAAGTCATAAATACATCGATGATTACGTAGCAGAGTATACGGACGGGAAAATAAAGCTCAATAAAGAGCGGGTAGATTTATTAGAGTATTTGCGTGATGACGTACTCAATCGCGATGATGTGTATTTTGATTATGAGATGATTGAGAACTTTGTTAAGTTCACCGAAAAATGGTATTTCCTACTAGATTCATTTCAAAAATTCATTATTTGTTTTGTGTTTTTATTTTACAAAGAAACCGATCGAATATTCTTTCGTAAATTCTTAATCATGATGGGGCGCGGCGGTGGTAAAAACGGACTGATTTCTGCTTTGGTTCACTTTTTAGCCAGTCCTTTACATGGGATTCCTCGATATAATGTATCCATTGTGGCCAACAGTGAGTTGCAAGCTCAAACCTCCTTTAAAGAAATTTACGATACGATTGATGCGAATAAAACACTTAACGATATGTTTTATAAACGTAAAGTGGACGTGACTTCTAATGATACACAATCCGTAATCCAGTATCACACAAGTAATGCTTCCACAAAAGATGGTTTGCGCGATGGTGCAGTGGTCTTTGATGAGATTCATCAATATGAAACCAATCAGACTGTACGTGTGTTTACGAGTGGTTTAGGAAAAGTGAAAAACCCTCGTGAATTTTATATTGGGACAGATGGCTATGTCCGTGAAGGCTTCTTAGACAAAATGAAAGAACGGGCTCAATCGGTATTTAATGGTGAAGTAGAAGACAATACGCTGTTTCCGTTTATCTGCAAAATTGATGATCCGGATGAAGTAAAAGATGTTGAACAATGGGAGAAAGCTAACCCGATGTTTTCGAAGCCCCGAAGCGCTTATGCGGAGGAGCTTTTTTATATTGTGAAGCAAGAATATTTAGACTTAAAAGAAGATCCATCCAATCGGGAAGAATTCATGACAAAGCGGATGAATTACCCGGAAGAAGACTTAGAAAAATCAGTCGCTTCTTGGGATGACATTATAGCCACAAATAGAGAAGTGCCTGATTTAAGTCACCGTGTGGCAGTTGGTGGTTTAGACTTCGCGAGTATCAAAGATTTTGCAGCCGTCGGACTGTTATTTAAGGTCGGCGATGATTATGTGTGGAAGACACATTCTTTTGTTCGTAAAGGCTTCTTAGACAGAGTCCCCTTGAAAGCTCCTATTAAAGAATGGGAAGAACGAGGGTTATTAACGATTGTGGATGAACCCGTTATTAACATTGATCACATTGTAGAGTGGTTCGTATTAATGCGAGAACAATACGGAGTTAATCGGATTGTAGCCGATACATTTAGACTCGATTTAGTTAAAACGGCTCTAGAAAATGAAGGATTCGAATTGGTTTACATCCGAAACCCTCGCGCGATTCATTCGCAATTGGCGCCGCGAGTTGAAACCTTGTTTGCCAATCATCAATTGATTTTTGGAGACAATCCACTGATGCGGTGGTATACAAACAACGTGTTTGTGCGTATTAAAAAAGACGGGAATAAAGAATATCTGAAAAAAGATGAATTCAGACGCAAAACTGACGGCTTCCAAGCATTTATCCACGCCTTATGGCAAGCAGACAATGTGCTGGAAGATGAAGTCGATGTGGATGGGTTCTTGAATATGATGGATTCATTGGACTTTTAAGAAAAGAGGTGAAAAAGTGACAGTATTTCAAAGTTTTTTAGACATCTTCAAGAAAAACAGCGAATTAGAAAGTTTATATGACTTGGATTTGATTGAAGAAACATCACATCGAGCTTATTTAAAACGTATGGCTTTAGATGTGGTTTTAAATTATGTGGCCAGGTCTATTTCCCAATCTGAATTTCGTGTTTATAAGGATAACGAATTAAATAAAAAAGATTGGTATTACAAGTTGAATGTTCGTCCGAATAAGAACATGAGTGCTTCAGATTTTTGGCATCAATTTATCTATAAGTTAATTAACGACAATGAAGCGTTGATTGTTATGAACGACGACAACGAATTACTTATAGCAGACGATTTTGAGAAAACAGAATACGCCGTCTATGAAGACAGGTTCCGTTCAGTCACGGTAAAAAACTATACGTTTAAAAAGTCGTTTCCTATGAACAGAGTTATTTATCTGCAATACAACAACGATAAAATGGACCGATTTATCAATGGATTGTTTTCTGATTATGGAGAATTGTTTGGACGGATGGTTGATTTTTCACTCCGCAATAATCAAATACGTTCTACGGTAGATATTGAGGGAGTATCCAATACCACTAGTGGCGAGACGAGAGAAAGGCTTCAAAAGTTTGTCAATAAGCTTTATAAGCAGTTTTCTGAAAGCTCTGTAGCTATTGTACCTCAAACAAAAGGGCTTCAATATAACGAAGTGGCTAGTGGTTCAGGAAGTCAGTCTTACGGAGAAATTTCCAGCTTAAAAAATGAATTTGTGACAGATGTGGCCAAAGCTGTAGGTGTTCCTCCGGCACTGGTTCATGGAGAAATGGCTGATCTGGAAGCGAATGAGAAAGCTTACATTAAGTATTGTATAAAACCTCTTTTAAAACAAATGGAGAAAGAGCTGAACGCCAAGCTATTTAACCAGAGAGAATATTTAAATGGTGACCATGTTGATGTAGTGGGTATTGATAAGCCAGACATCTTTGAATTGGCTGAATCTATCGACAAATTAATTGGTAGCGGAACATTTAATCGTAATGAACTCAGAAAGAAATTGGGTGAAGAACCTGTCGATCAAGCTGAATTAGATGAATTTGTATTAACGAAGAACTATGAAACTGCAGGACAAAACAACCTGGAAGGGGGTGATGGCGAATGAAACGAATTAACATAAAAGGACCAATCATTAGTAATGATGATCAATGGATTTATGACCTTCTTGAATTAGAAGGAGCATCACCGAACGATATCATTGAGCAACTTCCAGATGATGGTTCTACTGTGGAAGTAATCATTAATAGTGGCGGTGGTGATGTTTATGCTGGTAGTGAAATTTACACTATGTTGAGAGATTACCAAGGCCATGTGATCATTAAAGTAGTTGGTTTAGCTGCAAGTGCTGCTTCAGTCATTGCTATGGCTGGGGATGAATCGTTAATCTCTCCAACAGCTCATTTGATGATTCATAACGTCTCAACAATTGGCATGGGAGATCACAACGATTTCGAAAAGAACGTTGAAGTATTATCCAGTCATGATAAATCTATTGCAAAGGCTTACGAACTCAAAACGGACAAGTCTAAAGAAGAACTTCTTAACTTGATGAATAAAGAAACATGGATGGATGCTGATGAAGCTCTTAGCGAAGGGTTCATGGATGAGATTATGTTCCAAGAACAAGCGCCTCAATTAGTTGCTTCTATTCAAAGTCCAGTGTTACCTAAACAGGCAGTGGATAAATTGAAAGTCTTTTATAAAAATTCGATTGAAAAAACAAACAAAGAAGATAAATTCAATGAATTGATTGATGAACGTCTTGGGAAAATGAAAGAAAACATCGTAAATGAGCTAAAAGAATCATTAGACGATGAAGAAAACAATAAAAACAATCAAAATAATCAGGAACCCAAAGGTGGAGAAGAGAAATCTTCATTTGCGCGGTTCTTTTTTAATACCCAAAAAGGAGAGAAATAAATATGGTGATGAAATTAAACGACAATAAATTAAAGTTAGAAAACTTCGAGGAAAAACGCGATGTTTTCACTAATTTAGTTAAAGACAATGCTGAACAAGAAAAACAAGATGAAGCTTACATTGATATGATCAATGCTATGGCTGATGACGTACGTAAATCTGCAGAAGAAGCAGCAGATGAAAAGTTTGATGAGTTGAACAATTACACGAACAAAGGGTTAAGCGCTGAAGAAGTTAAATTCTTTAACGAAGTAGACACGAATGTGGGTTATGAAGAAGAAACATTACTTCCTGAAACAACTATTGATAAAATCTTTGAAGATTTAGTTAATGAACATCCGTTGCTTCAAGAAATTAACTTGCAAACAACAGGCATTCGCTTGAAGTTTATGGGTTCAGAAACTCAAGGCATAGCTGTTTGGGGTAAAGTGTTTGGAGAAATTCAAGGTCAATTGGATGCAACATTTGATGAAGAAAAAGAGCTACAAGACAAATTAACAGCATTTGTTGTTCTTCCTAAAGACTTAAAAGAATTTGGTCCACAGTGGATTGAGCGTTTTGTTCGCTTGCAAATTACTGAAGCATTTTCAGCAGCATTAGAATCTGCGTTATTAATTGGAGATGGGAATGGCAAACCAGTTGGACTAAACCGTAACGTTGCTGAAGGTGTTTCGATCACTGACGGCGCTTACCCGGAAAAAGAACCTCAAGGCACACTAACATTTGCAGACCCTGACAGAACTGTTGAAGAATTAACTGGATTGATGAAATATCTTTCTACAAAAGAAAACGGCAAATCAGTCAACATTTACGGACGTGTAGTATTAGTTACAAACCCAGCTGAAGCTTGGGAAGTACGTGCTCAATACACTCACTTAAATGCTAACGGCGCTTATGTAACAGCAATGCCATACAACATTCGAATTGTGGAATCGGAATTCGCTCCGCAAGGACAAATTATTGCATTTGTAAGAGACCGTTACGATGCATTTATCGGTGGCGGAGTGAACATTAAAATGTTCAACCAAACGTTAGCGATGGAAGACATGGACCTATACACTGCTAAACAATTTGCTTACGGTAAAGCTCATGATAATAAAGCGTCTGTTGTATATACGCTGGATGTTCCGGCTCTAGGCGGTACTGCTGACAGTGGAACAACTGAAGGTGCTTAATTGAAAGGAGTGAATCCTAATGATTACGGATGACATCCTTAAAGAATTCAAAGACCGCATGCACATTTCGCATGTAATTGAAGACGATCGCTTAAAAGAAACGCTCTCTGCATCTCTTGCGGATATTCAAGAGAAATGTGGGGAGTTTTCTATTACTGAAAATAAGCGGGGCAAAGAGTTAGTATTTGAGCGTTCTCGTTATGCTTATAACGATTCGGTGGAATTTTTTGAAGACAACTTTCTAAGTCAATTGATTAGTTTGTCTTTTGAATTGGAAGGCAGTGTTAGCGATGAATATTGAATACAAACGTCCACGAATTACTTCGGGGGATTTGAAAACCCCTGTTCGTTTTTACGAATACGCTCCTAATCATGGGCCAGAACCTGGAGAGCAAAAAACGAAAACATTATATGAATGCTTTGGCAGAATTGACGAGGTTTGGAGCAGAGATGTAGAACAAGCCAAAGCGAATGATAGCTTGTCTGATTTAACGATTACGATTCGCGATACCCACGGAGATTACATCCCGGACAACAAGCATTATGTAGAGGTTGATTACTCCGTCTATAAAGGCAGACATTA